GGCTTGCTCGATGGTGAACAGTTCGCGTGCTTCAGTTCCATTAATGCTTTTGCCTTTACCGGGTGCGGATCCGATGATGGAAGGATGTACTCCCATTCCATAACACATCATGTTGCTTACTTCCTCGCTATCCTCAATATATTCGCCACCTTTGAAGAACGATTCAAGAGGAGTAATGATGATATCTTTATCCTCGAAGCCTTTTACTCTGTCATACCTGAAATGTGAAACAAAGCCTTTTCCGGCATTTTCTTCGCCGGCAAGGAAATCGTTCATGTCTTCAAGGAACTTTTGCCTGCGGGCAGTTTTTTCATCATCTTTGACGACCTTCTCGTCTGCAAATAGCTTCTCCCAAAATGTATCCTTGATATATACGATATACCTGAGAGCCATCTGATTTTTAATCAGAGATTTCTTGAAGATGGGAATAGCGCAGGAGAAATCATACCATCCTGAAGCAAATACGCTCCACCAATAGGGCCGGCTATAATAAAAACGTCCTGGCGTCGAAATACGCAGATTGTGAATGAATCTGCGATCTTTCCCGATGACGAGGTTTCCTTCATCATCAGGAGCAAGTCCCATCCTTTTCTTAAGATCCAGCAAAGGAGTCTGTCGATCGAGCAGGGGAGTGGCGACAAGATCTTCAGGGGTTCCTTTCTTCCATTCTGCTGAATACCCATGCCATTCACTTTTACCGGTCTTCTCATCGATCTCGCTAATACGTGAGCAGGTTGCCTCTTTTGCTTTGATCTGTACGAGTTTGGGCGATTTAGGATCATTGCTGAGTATATACTCTAAATAAGCATCGTAGAAGATGACAAGATCATTAGCGAGCTCTACACGGATGAAGTTGAAGTTATTGTTCTCAAGAAACTCAAAGATTTCGGGTTCTTCTTCCGGAAGCACTTCTTCTTTGATGATTTTGCGGGTTTTTCCGTCGCGTTTCTTCCTGTAGACAAGGATGCTGTCTCCAAACACGACTTTATTCTTAAATTCAACATTACTGCCGATGGTAACGTTGGTGCCGATTTTACGCATGATGTCGTACATCATGTCGTTATTCCTTCCGCGTGGAATGAACTTGATCGGATCCTTCTTTCCCTTAGGGACGACTTCAACGGCTGATGCCTCCTTGTCAGTCACAATGTCGCTGTTATCACTGAATTGAATAACTTTCTCACCTCCTTTCAGGACTGCATAGGTTTCGTACCCTTTCATAACTAGGTTAGGTTGTTGCTCTGATTTCATTAGAAATATACTTTGAGATGATTAAACTGGGTGATAAGGCAGCGCCGGATCTTGCGTGGTGTGGCTTCACCGGCTTGCAGTACATTGATTGTACTACCGCTGCTATGAAATGAAGTGAGTACAGCACGTTCATAAGTGATTAGTTCCCCGGTACTCTTCTTGCAGAACTGGATGGAAAACTCTATAGGCTTCCCATCCGCATATCGTTCCATCAGCTTCCATATTTTACTTTGATGAATCCTTTTGCTTGAATCTTGCATGGATGATTAATGTTAAGATGATAAGAATAATAGGGATCCCGATGATCAGGCCATACTTGATCCCGTTGTCTATCCCGGCAGCTACAGAACTGCCGGCATCTTTGTGGGAGGCTGACTGTTTGCTTTGCTGAAGCGTGAGATCATTCTTCGTTTCTTGACTCTCAGATACGTGTATAGTGTCATCTTCCTGTAGCAAGGTCTTGACTGTCTTTTCGTTCCCTTCAATCTCGATATTCGATATCGGGGATAAGCCGGTCTCCGGATCTGCCGGCTTTGATGTGTCGAAGTTAACTTTGACTTTCCAGCCTTTGCCCGCTTCTTCTTGATTAAGGTTGAATCGGGAGCAGGTATCTTCAGTTCTGATGCGTAGAGCTGAGTCTGAGATAGAAAGACGGGTTTGCTCTTGAGTGCTACTATCGTTTTGATAAGTAGCACGGCAACCACAAAAAGAACAAGCGCATGCAAGGCTGGCAGTACAAATAAGAATGTGTGCATAGTGTTTCATTGTTTTCGATTGTTACACGATAGGTTTATACATTTGAATCGTTTGAGATCAGCTATTTCTTTTTCGTTATCCGCTATCTTTTTATCCTGCGATTGCTGATTGCTTTCCAGCTTTTCAATGCGGATTGTCCATCTCGTTTCGCTTTCCACTTTATCTTTTTTCATTGCTTCCTTATCAGCTCGCAGGTCTGCTATGAGTTCCTGATATACGTCTTGTACAGAGCTTAGGGCTTTAGCTTCTGCCTGCTTTTTAGTGTATTTGAGGGTGACGAATCCTGTGATGGTTGATAGGAAGCTACCACCAAGTATGAATGCGAGTAATTGTTGTTTAAGGATAGGGTCCATGTCTTGTTTTTCAGCAAAGGTATCGGGTATGCAGTAGGTCGTAAAGGACATGGCAGAGGCCCAAAAATGATAAAATGAAATTTGTTTACAGGAGGCAAAGCCCAGCATATAAGGGGTGAAAAAAAACTTTAGATCGAAACATTTTCTTAGGGCGGTGCGTGATCGGATGGGAGAAAAAGGAGAAAATATTCCCTCTTTTTCCTCCCCTTTTATTGGTTATCAGCTCTTTGCCTTTTTTTCTATGAGAATTGCTTGAGACTGGTTGGTGGCTACCTGTTATTCAGGAAGAATACCCCACTAGAGTTTGATCCAGGTGCCGTGAAATAGAAGTTCATGCCTAACCACAGCGTGTCAAATGCATCAGTTATGTGCGTCTTATATTCATCCGGATTATCAGGAGTGTCATCGCTCCCTTCAGGCGTTTTATCCTTTTCAAATCCATTCTTTCCCTGCTTGATGCCAGTCTGTTCCATTGCGATCTTCAGAAATTCATTTTGATGCAAGTTTATTTGGACCCACAGAAATTGCGGATCTCCTTTCAGAGTCAAGTCTATATTCAGATGCTTCCACTCATGTTTCGGGGCTTGACCGACATAGACCATCGTCACGTTGTATCCATTCTCTTTGAATACCCGTTCAATGATATCGGCATAAGTTTCTGTAGTGGATCCTGACTCCCAGGTGAACGTATGATCATAGTAGACTACTATATCGTGATTAAGTTTCGGACGGTAGTAGTCGGCTATCATCTTGACAAGATCTTGTAGCTTCCCTGGTGTTTTGACATAAAATGACTTGAGAATGCGCATCGTGTGTTCATTCAGTTGGCCTACGACAGCTGTGGAGATGGATGCATTTGAGTCGAATGCCAGGTGCAATTCCTGATCGAAGTCAAGATCTCCGTCTCCCAAACAGCCGCAGGAGGTCAGTTTTCCCCAGTTGCACCCAAGATTCCGGAGGCGTCCATTGTCTTTCGGGATATAGAAGTGAATATTATCATCCAACGCAGAATAGAAGCCGTTCGGTACACGGAACAGGCGTTCGTTCATGAAAGCGGTACGCCAAATTAGCGGTGGTGAGTTACGATACATCTGCCATATAAAATCTTCTCCCAGCACTTCAAGGTTGTCGAATACGTCGTATTCACCATAGAAAACTGTATATTCTTTAGTTTTCCCCGGCTGCGGTTTGATTGGAGGCTGGTATTTCCTCGCTAGATCAAGGTCAAATTGATATTCTTTGATCTGACGCATCACATGATCCGTGAGTGGCTTGCGTTTGTACTCCTGCAGTTTGAGATATAAGTTTCTGATCAGGTTGATGTGAGGTGGGGACATTTCATCCATCTTGTCCAGGATCCATTTCCCCATCGATGCGGTCGGCATATCTGTGGAGTAGCTTACGCTGTGATGGTGCGGGCATTCACCAAAGTATTGCCGGTTGCCTCGGTTGGCAGGATCCACTTCACTTTTAATCTTCTCATAGTTGAGAAACTTAGCTTCAGGGCCTATCACCCAATCCAGCGACATGGAGTTGGCAGACATCCCTTGGTTGAATGACAGGATCACCATGACCGTACCATTCCAAAAGTGGAATGCATTGCTCCAGCCTTCACCCAGGACAGGACGGACAGGCTTGGCGAATCCCATGCTTGCAGGAGCTTTATGACCAACGACATAATGAATGCCTTGAATGTATCCCCATTCAGCCAAAGCCTTGCAGATTGCCGGAAGAGTATTTCCCCATGCCTTGGCGTATGACGGAGAGATGAGACCACCCAAAGATCCCGGCATTTCCCATACGTTCCGAAGGATAATTCGGGCATCAATACCTTCGGACTTCCCGGTACCACGTGATGCGACTATATACTCGTCATGTGCGTTGATGGCCATCGCCTGGCGCTGCATCTTATTGAAGAATTTGTCTACGACTTCATATTGCTTTCTGCGGCGTTCACGGGCAGATAAGATAGGAGAGAGGGGTGTACTCATTCTTTTTCCTCCTCTTCGATGGGACGAATGTCCACCGCTTTTTTGCTCAACATACCTTTGAATCTGCTTCGCATTTCTGACCTGGTTCCTTCAAGGTCTTCAATAGGTTCCAGACCCTCCAGAAGGGTAACATCATCTGAAGGCTCAAATGATGGAGGAACGAGCTGGGAGTAGTCGAATTTCTCATCTTCTTTGTCCGAGCGAGTGTATTTACCTATCTTGTCCAACGCTGCAGCTGCTCCCTTGGCATCTTCTTTGTCTATTGCCATACTGAAGGCTTTTTTCCCGCCTTCGACAATCATGTACCGATACCAGGCTTTTGCGGCCAGTTGAATGTTGCCAACTAATCTGTTGATCATGCCGATGTCCCGGTATGCTTGTGACTGTGATACGGCATCTGCGTTACCTCCGCATCCATTCATCAGGAAGTTGACAAGTTCGGTGTCTTGGATCAGAGGATCTTCCATTTTTTTGCTGACACATAGCATCATTCGTTTTTTGATTTCCATTTCCCGTTGGGACAGGATGCTTGATGCTTCCTCTCTGTCTTTGAACAAGGCACGTTCTATCCGGTCATATGTGGGATCTTTCTTAGGCATAACTATAGTGGTTTGTTGTATTCAAACGAAAGCGAGGACAACACTAGATGTATCGCCCTCGCTTGTGCATGAACTGTTCATAGATCCAGGGGCAATGCCTCTGATGTTATTCCTTACTTGCACTCTGTTGCGTCGCAATTTCCTTTTCCAGTGCTGCCAGTTCTTCTTGGTAGCCGGCAACACGATCTAAGGCATTTTGCATAACAGTCTTTTTACCTTGAGATTCGGCGCGGTTAGCAGCAGATTGGCTGTTAGTAATGTTTTGTTTCAGACGTTTAATCTGACGTGCGATCTCAATACCGCGTACTACGCCATTCTCACTGTATACCGGTCGTTTCTCTTTAAGGCTCAGTTCACCTTTTCCTTCTGCCCAGCTGTCGATCTGCTTCCAAAGCCGGCGGCGTTCGTCATCGAGCTTGCAGAGCTCTTCGGCTATAGGCTGCCGTTCTTCTGCCGGGATCTCCGAATTAGCTACATCGTTATGCAAGCTTGCATATAGAGGTGCGATTTCCTTGATACGGGCATAAGCCTTTCGAATAGACGGGCTGAGTGATTCTTCTGTGATGATCTTGACACCAGGTGTGTTCAGAGCGTTCACTTCGTTCTGCAAGGCAGATAACTCTGACATTTTCTCGTCAAACTGTTCCTGAAGGGAAACAAGTTCATCAGCATGGCTTTCACTGTCGTTCTCCAAACTATCAATTCGTGACCGAAGGTTATTGACTAACTCTTCCAGGGAGGCGATATTCGCTTGCTTGGATTCGATCGTTTTTTTTCGATCATTCTCGCTCATGGTCTTTACTACAACAATTTCTTCCATTGCGGCAGGATATAAGGAAGGGGAGAATTTAATCTTCTTGTCGAGTTTGGACAAGCAATTAACGAGTTGGGTGAAATGCGGATCAAAGATGTGGGGATCTTCCGGAGCTGCTGCCAGGTAAGCAGCAAATTTCTTTTTCATAGCTTCCTTTGCGAGAGCATTGAAAAGAACCAGGCCGTCAACATATTTGCGCTGACGGTCTCCTAACCATTGGTTGAGTTGTTCTTGTCTGATCATATTATTCGCTTGGAGGTGTTGGGGCTGGTTTTAATCCGCCTATGACTTCCATATCAATAGGAGTTTCCAGGAAGATTGCTGAATAATTGGAATCGGCGGTAGCCGTATAGGTGGTACCGCGACGGTCACCTCTTGCTTTTCCTCCATTGAAGGAAGGAGCAGTAGAAGCATATAATCCCGGCTGTCCCATGATCATTTGCCTGCCGTCGGAGTCTTCAAAGATATAATAGCCGGCTGTGTTTTTTACCAATGCATTGAATGCATGCATTTCTTGGGTATTACCAGGGAAGAAGAAGCTTAGCGTCAGTTTATAGCTGATCCCGTCAGCTTCTCCCTGTTGCTCCGCTTTATATTCGACTGTCGCATCTGTACTATATAGATAAATAGGTTGCTTATATGTTCCTTCTGCAGGAAAAGCAAATGCACCGGCTGCCGTCACTAGTGCTTCATTGTCTGCAGCTTTGCCGGGATCCGGAACGGTTGGCACTGTATTGGGAGCATCGAATGGGATAAACAGCAAACGTCCTTTATATCCTCCCATATTATTTTGACCGACATTCCATTTCAGCGGTGCGAAGGCCGGACCAGCTGCCAGCATGGTCAATGTATCTCCATCAAGATGGCATGTCTGAGGGTGCAGCTCCGGGATTGCAATAACCAAAGCCACAAATAACAAACAGAAAATTAGGTAAGTATATTTTTTCATTAGTGTAATTGTTAAGAGTGAATAGAATAGA